CCCCTTTTGGTTAGGATGCTTTTCGTTTTCTCGAGTTCTTTTTGGTCTTCCTGGAATCCGTCGTCAGCCCATCGGATCACCTTTGCTTTGGTTGGGTCATCCTTGTACCAGTTCACCCACACACGGCCCGGGAATCTGTTTGCGGCCGCAATTGAGTCGTGCGGTTTGTATCCTCCGTCGATTACGCAGTACCTCACGTCGTATACGTCCATGAGTTCTGCCCACCTATCCCACTTTGATTTGCCACGCTTGCCCTGGCTTTCCTGATACTCCTCGCTGTCCTGGACCCTCGCTATCACGAACACGCCTTCTTCCGTTCCGATGTGGAGGTACAGTTCGCGCTCCTGGACGTCTACGCCCATGCACGAGTTCATTTCGGTGTGGTCTCTTGATGTGAGGTTCCTTAGGATCAGGTCCTTGCTGATTCTTGAATCGCTCGAGACGTATGGGAGTCCGAGCTTGTGGTTGTAGAAGTACTCCATCGTCGCACCGTTCCTTCCGCTCTTTGCGTCGTTGTAGTAGTCGACGAGGCTCTCTGCGCTTATCCACGGAATTATCATCTGGGTGATTTGGTACCCGATTCGCTTTCTGTTTGGGTACTTTGCTTTCCACCCTCCGGTCCCTATGGGGTTCTTCTTGCTCTTTGGTCGTACCCATCGCATGTCGAGCACCTTCTGACACTCGGCACACACGTACGCCTTCTTCTCGAGGCTTACGTTGTCGGGCCATGTCATGTGCTGTTCGTGCTTGCAGTGTCCACAGGTGAATCTCCAGTACCTCTGGTCGCTCTCAAGGAACACTTTATTGATTCCGAAGTTCGGGACCGTTGGGGTTGAAATGTATCTTTTCTGTCTCAGTGAGTCCCATCCTTCCTGACGTGAGTCGTATATTCCGATACTCTTCATTTCTGACTTGTCTAATTCGTCGTATGTGTTTCGGTCGGATGTGAGCATGAGTGATTCGCTTTCTGACTTCGTTCCTTTGAAGTAGAGGAAGCCTTTTCCGAATTGTTTCTGGCTTATGCTCTCAACTTCCTTTTCTTTCACGATGCGCTTGATTGCCGGGTTGCGTTTCACTATCTCGTTCACCTTCGATGGTACGAACTTGTTCACCGCGTCGATTGTGGGAAGTGTGTGGATTTGGTTTATGCCGTAGTACCTACTGTCGTGTATCTCGGATAGGATTGCCCACGTCGAAACACCCGCTTGTGACGGTTTCTGTACCACTACTTCCTGACCGTCTTCGTCTGCCGGTAGGTCGTATAGTTCCTTCAGGAAGAAATGCGCGCTGTTGTTTCCCACGTCGACAGGCTTTCCTTTCTCGTTCACTATCCCCTTCGCCTTTACCCACACGTGAGTGCTCGCCATTACGGCAGTCTCTTCGATTGATTCTGGGTTATTCATCGTCTTCGAGTGCTTTTAGGTATGCCTCCGCGGCCGCTTTCTCTGCCTTGGTTGGCAGTCTCTGCTCTTCTACCTTGATTTCACCTGAGTGTTCTATCTCTTGTTTTGTCTTACCGATTGTTCGGTCGAGGTATTCTTTTGCGGCCGACACGTCTTTGTCTTTGAGTGCTGACTGTGCAAGCATGTCGAGTATTGCAACGAGTCGTGTCCTCTTTTCTATCCTGATGTTTCCCGGCTTTGAGCGGTCGAGTATCTGAATTTCTACCTCTTCGTTGACGTGTTGTTTTCTTGCCTCTATGAGCGCAGTACTGCCTGCAAGTGATTTAGGTGCGCTGTTGTTTACTCGGAGGTCTTCTACCTTCACTCCCTCGCTTTTAATTCGCTTTAATTCTCTTTGAAGTTGGACCTGCGTCATGCTATCTACACCCTTCACGCCTGCTTTTGTTAGGCGCTCTATGAGTCTTTGTTTTTCAGTCTGTCGGCCCACTCCATTCTCGCTCCCTTGTCGTGGAGGTCTAGATGGGGCCGTGACGTTTGTCTCGGTTCTCCCTTGTTTCATGTTCATAGTGTAACACCCTTATAAAAAAGCGACCAGTACCTCTGTGTACATGGTCGCTTGCTGTGCGGGTCACGGCTCTCCCGCTACCGAGATTGGATCACCTCCTTTCTGACCGACGTTCCTACGAACGTGGCGTTTGGAATTGTTCCTCCCTCGAGCATGATTCTTGCTATCCGCAGTTTGAAAGGGCAATCTTCACCGGACGGACACTGTTCCTCCTGAGTGCTATTCAGATTGAACGGCTCTTCGTACCGGATGAGACGCCCGCAGTCCTCGCAAATTATTTTCATGGGTGGCTGTCTCCTTCCTCTCCATTCTATCGTGCCCTCTTCGCCTTCGCACGTTTCTTATGCACCTTTCGGATGGCTCTCACTTCCACCTCCCACAGTTGCTCTCCTTTGCCGAGTATCACGTCCGTGTCCTGGAATAGGTCCTGGTAGGTTATGTGTGGGCGTTTCTCCCCTACTACCGCGTATAGTTTCTTTGGTCTTGGTATTGCCATTCGTGTGTTGTTTGTGTGTTTGGCCTAAGGTATCATGTTCCTATGAGCTCCTTGGACCCTATTGAAGAAATGCACCGATTGAATCTTTGGTACTACTGGATGTACATCGCCCCACTTTGATGGGGCTTTTTATTACTTCAGCTCTATCTTATTTCCGTTGTCATCCATCAATTCGTACCATCCGCATTCCACGCATTCCCACCCTATTCTTGTGCGTCCGTCTACTGGGTCTTTAAACCTTGTTGGTTTGCCCCAGTTCCATCCTAACCAGTGTGTCATCATGTGTATGTAGTATCTCATTTGTTTTATTTGCTTATTGGGGTACCAGGGAGTTGAACCCTGCCATGGATGGATTATCCAAGGACTATGCCATTGGGGTACACCAAGTGCATAACAGCTGTCCTATCAACCATTGCTCTAGCCTATCGAGCTCGTACCCCATGTGGGAGGACGTTGAGTCTGGAACATCCTCCCCTTAAAAAATCAGCCTCGGGGTGTAGTGCTTAGACACCCTGTTGGCGCCTGCTTGCGGGCAGGGCCCTCACCACGAACGTGTGACCGCTCCTATGGTTTCCCTTAGGAACCCACTATCAGGACCGATCACACGACGATTACCTGTAGGGGCTTATGATGAGGAACCTACCCACAATCAATGTGCTATCCCCTACTCCAGTCTTCCTCCTGATTCTTTCCGCACCCTATGCACCTTCCCAGTTCGTACTGATGTTGACCGCACCCTTCTTCCTTTATCCCGGCGCTCTTCAGTGACTCTATCACGATCTTGTCGAGGTTTTTCTGCATCTCTACCCCTTCCCTCACCATCCTTTCCTCCACCTGGCTTACCCTTGCGATTTCTACCTCGAGTGTCTCCAGTGTGATGTCGATGCATTTGAGCCTCTGCTCTGCCTTATCTATCACCCCTGCGTTCATCCCTGCGTAGTTCCTGAACTTCTTTACCTCTTCCCGAAGGTTGAGCATGGCCTTCAGTGTCTCCCTTACCACGTGCATGTTTTCTTCTCTTGTCATTAGAGTGTTGGTTTAATTTTATCCATTCGTAACACCTTCTTCTGCATCCATGTCCACAGGAACCTTGGGACCATCTTAGGTTTTGGCCGTAGGTATCCAAGTATGTCCTCGAGGTACTGATGCATGTAGTCCCTCTGCACCTGACGTATTTTTTTTGCTTGCTTGTTGTTCATATCTTGCTTTGACGATGTTTAAGTTTTCTGGTCTCCAGTTCCCTGTCTTCATGGTCTTTGCCCTGAGTGCCTCTGGCCGGGGCCATGAGTATGCTACCCCTATTCTACCATGTTTCATCTTTTCTTTTCCTTACCGCATACCCACATGCAGTATGCCATGTATCCGTATTTAGTCTTTTCTGGTGCGTAGCATTTTCTTGTACAGTAGTGTGTCTTTCCTGTTCTTGATCGCCTCCATTGGTGCAATCCTATTTTGCATAGTATCTTCCCTATCATGAGGTCGAACATCATACTTTTTGTGCTTGTTTGCCAGTAAGTTTTTCCCATCTCTCCGCTATCGTATTGCAGTATAGGGGGTCGAGTTCAATCATCACGCACTTTCGCCCGAGGTGTTCGCTTGCGATGAGGGTTGACCCACTACCTCCGAATGGGTCGTACACGATTTCTCCTGCCTTCGTGTTGTTTGGAATTATCTTTCGTAGGAGCCCTATCGGTTTCATTGTGGGGTGCAGTTTCGATGCTGATGGCTTTGGGTGGAATATGACGCTCTTCGACTTTGGGCGGTTCATCTTGTGCCTTCCGTACCAACAGTATGCGGCCACCTCGTGCATGGGTAGGTAGTCCTTTCGGCCCACCACCACGCTGTTCTTTACCCAGATGAGCATTTGGCTGTAGTAGAATCCTGCCGCGTCTATTCCGTTTCGTAGTGCCCGGAACATGAGGTCGCTGTTGAATATGTAGCAGGCGTTGTACTTGTCGAGGTATGGTTTGATTGCGTCCATCCAGTCTTGGGTGAAGATTGCATACTCTGCCTCGGTTTGGATGTGGTCGTTCATGATCACCTGGACGTTCTCCTTTCCGAGCTTTGCGAAGTCTCGCTTGCCTTCGACGTATGCTACTCCATAAGGAGGATCTGTGAGTATCATTTTTACCGTTCCCTTTGATTCCTTCATCACTTCCTCTATGAATTTCTTATCCGTTGAGGACCCACAGGCGAGGATGTGGTTTCCGAGTCTCCACTTCTCCCCTGGTTGTATTTTGTGTTTCATTTTAGGTCTGGTATGTGGCTAATAATGTGAGCGATTACCTTTGCGTTGAATGCGTTTCCGAGTGCCACGTACCTCTTCCTGTCGCTCATGGTGTCCGTGTAGCCTTCCCTTACCGACTGGAGCCTTTCACACTCTATTGGTGTCAGTCGTCTTGTGTAGTACCCATCCACCACGAGGTGGTTGTTATCTTCCCATAATGAGGTTGTGAGTGTTGGTGTCTTGCTCTTTTCCACCCCGCCCTTGTTCTTTCCTCGTTGTCTCTTGATGAGGTATATCCCAGTCTTTGTACCACTGTATCCTGGGCTACTTGGTAGGGTTATCGCCTTTCCTTGTGTCGAATATATTCTTTCACCTTGCCCCCCTTTCCCTATCTTTCCCACCCTCTGGCACACGTAGGTTCCGTTCCATGATGCGAACTGTCGTGCGGTCATGGTGATTGCTTTCTCACCGTTAACTTGTGTGTACTTCTTCTTCAGCCTTATCGGGTCCATGATCCATTTGAGGTGGTTTCCTTTTACTATGTACTTTTCAAGGTCAAACTTCT